ATTTATACTAGATAAATATCATTATGTACAACTTTATTAAGCATATTACCCTGAACGAAGGACATACTCCTAAAACACTTACACAAGACAAGTTGGCATATCCTCGAGATGCGTTAGATCCTGTGCTTAGTGAAGATACCATAGATTTACACTATGGTAAACTATACAAGGGTTATGTAGAACGCTACAATAAGGGTGAAGGCGATCCTGATTTTAATGAAGCAGGCGCATTTTTACACAGCATTTATTTTGCTCAATTCCAAGAACCCGCTACTAGTAATAACCCTACTGGTCCAATACTAGAATTTATTAACAAACACTTTAAAACATTTGATAATTTTAAAGACAAATTCCAAGTAGAAGCAATGAAGATCCAAGGATCGGGTTGGATATATCTAGCTCGCAACGGTGAGATCAAAACTATTAAAAATCATCAAATCAAATTAGATATAGTATTGCTAATCGATTGGTGGGAACACGCATTTCAATTCGATTACGGAAGTGACAAAAAATCATATCTCAATAACCAGTGGAAAATAATAAACTGGAATGTAATATCTAGTAGGATAGGTTTAGCTAGATAGAATAAATATACGATATGAAAACTATTAGAGATTACGTTAGATTAATTGAAAATATAGAAGCAGAAGGTTTCACCCAAGCCCATGCGGACGCAAACCGCCTTAAGCTTCAACAAGAAAAAGAAAGACAAGCACAGCACAGACAAGAAAAAACTCTAGCTAGATTTTCTTTACCTTTTAGGCCTGCTAATGCGTTTGTAGTAGACGGACAAGGAAACAAAGTAGTACAATGTATCAATTCTGAAGATGCTGTTGAAGTATGTTTAGCATTAAACACAAAATTTGCGCACGGTTTTAAACGTTAGCTCTAGAGTTGGTCTAGAAAATAAATAATATTACTATGAAAATCTGGGAACTGTTAGACGAGGGTGTAAACGATCAATTCTTATATCACGGAGTGCCAGACGGTCCTACTATGATGAAGATATTAAAAAGTGGTGCTTTAAAACCTCAAGAGCCCTTTGACTTTGATCAAGACATGGATCAAGAAAATGGTGAAGAATCTATTCCACGCATAAGTCTAACTCGTAATCAATACTTGCATTTTCCCTACGGGCATGGTGTGGCTCAATTTGTTATAGATAAAAATGCTTTACGTAAGCACGGCTACAAAGTAGTGCCTAAAGTCGGTGCTATGATGCATTACAAATATGAAACAGAGGAGCAGGTATTTAAACCTATTCCTATAAAATCACCATTTGTAGTCGAAATACAATATGATCCTGACTTAAAAATCCCCAGAGGTTTTTTTGATCATGCTCGTGCGACAGGTGTAAAAATTACACCGTGGCGCAAGGAAGGTAAAAATCCCTTAGCTCAATCGACTGATGATACTGGTCCCCAACCGCAGAACGATTATACAGATCCTAAAAAATTACAAATACATGACAACGGATATACCAGCGGTAATCCTCCAAGAAAGACTGCACCTACCGAGTGGTTTGTAGCTTATGAAACTGAGCCGGGAAGTTATACCTTGATAGGTCCTCGCAGTAAAGATAAAGCGTATATACAAAAACTTTACCCGCAACTCAAAGATAGAGTTGCTAAGAAATTGGATTTTTCTGGACTTATTCCAGCTGATCAATATAGAAAAGAATGGAAGCGTGGATATAGTCAAATACATCCGGGCGATCCGGATTATAAAAGCTAAAATTGGCCTAGCGTCTTAAGGCTACTTACTGGCATATCCCAGACTTTGCGAGATTCAACTCCTTTCATCTGCGCAAATTTCTTAGCATCGCAATTCCCGCACACGTGATAAAAATTATTATTTAGACGTTTGGGATCCATCTTGCCTTTGTCTCGCTTAAAAATCCCCTGACAAGAATCGCATTTAAACACAACCACGGTCTTATTACGACTGTAGGTATGATGTTTGCCACGTTTGCTAGTGCGAACGTGTTGTGTTTGTTCAAATTCTGTTCCTATATACATACTTGTATTTACATTAAGGTTATAAAATGCCTTTGATAAATACAATATCGAGGGCTCAAACCGTGATTACAATTACAGAATCAGCAAAAACAAAGATCAAAGATCTACTTCTTGAAGAAAATAATCCCAATCTAGCATTACGCACATTTGTCCAAGGCGGCGGCTGTAGCGGATTTAGTTATGGTTTTACATTTGACGAAGTAATGAACGATGATGATTTTGAAATACCCTTAGATGAATATCGAGTACTAGTAGATGCTATGAGTATGCAGTATCTAACAGGTGCTGAGATAGATTATAAAGAAGATTTAATGGGTAGCAGTTTTAGCATTAAGAACCCAAATGCAACAACCACATGCGGCTGCGGTAGCAGTTTCGGAGTTTAATAAATGGCACAACAAATAATTGATATTGGCGTACAAGGTAATGACGGTACTGGTGACAGTATCCGCACATCGTTTAATAAAGTTAACCAAAACTTTACAGAAATTTATGCGGTGTTCGGAGGCGGTGGTACTATTCCATTTACTAAACTAAGCGACGCTCCTAGTAGCTATTCTGCTAACCAAGTTATTATGGCAGCCACTACTGGCGGTGTTCTAACTGCTAGAGATATCGTTGGTGTGTCCGGTATTACTATCGACGCAACATCGGACCCTACTAAACTACAGATTAAAAATACTACATTAAATTTAATCACGGAACATACTCCTACATTAGGTGCTGATTTAAATGCTGGCGGATTTGTTATTGGTAACTTAGCAGATCCAACTCCAGCTAATTTATATAATTACAACGCAACTTATCAAGCAAATACAACTACACTTAATAAGCTAGCAGTTAATAAAGGTTATGTTGACAGCAATTTTATTGCAGGTACTGCTACAACAGACACTAATGGTAATGTTATAGATTATAATTTATCTGTGCCGGTTAAAGCAAGATCAGAACCAGTATTGCCATCAACTACAGACGTTGATTACGATCCAACACTAACTGGTAATTATACTGCTACTGAAATTTTACCTCGTAACAAAGTTGTGTATCGTGGCGGCGATTCAATGACTGGTAAATTAAATCTAAGCGACCATCCTGGTAGTATGTCTGGGTTTGGAACTCCAAATGGATCAGATGATTTACAAGCCGCAACTAAATTCTACGTTGATAATAACACTTACTATAGCGGTGTAAACTTGTATGTTAGTGCTACTAAAGGCGATGATTTACAAACTAAAACTCCAGTAGGACGTCAAGGTCGTGCTTGGCAATATGCTTACAAAACTCTAGGTGCGGCTGCTCTTGCCGCTGATAACCTTATCAGCTTGTCTAGTACAGAACCTGGTCCATATCGTCAAACAATTACCTACACAGTTGGGCCTACACAGTATCAATCAACTGTACAAAGTGTAACATTGAATGGCGGTAATATGTATAGTAACATAGGCAACTATGGTTACGAAAATGCTAAAACATTACTAGAAGCTAATAGAACATTTATTCAAAATGAAACTATTGCCTATTTGAACAAGAAGTATGTTAATACATTTGCGTTCGATCAAACATATTGGGGCAATATAATCAGCAATATTTTAACTGCGGTGGGATATGACCTTGCGCTAAGTTCTGCTGATGGTACAAGTTTAACAACTTATAATGTAACTACTGAGGCTAGCAAACTATACAATGCTTATAACAATAACATTATTGTTAATCAGTTAGTACAAATGATTGACGCCATTAACTATGCTCAGAATCAAATTTTAAGCTATAGTTTTAGTACACAGAATTTAGAAAATTATGTTGGACAACTTGTAGATGCCTTAACTTACGACATGGCATTTAGTACAAGTGCTGTTACTTCTAACTATCAAAGTATACAAGTAGCATTATTGTTCGGTGATGGAGCTTCAACTGGTATCAGCAATACGGAACTATATAGTTTATTAGATACTACAGCACTTACAGTTACGGGCACAAGTGCTAACGGCAGTACTGTTACTTTGTATTTTAATACTCAACTTACTACACCATATGTAATCGGTAGTGGAATTATTGTTACAGGAATGACTCCAACTGGCTATAACGGTACATATACTGTTACTGGATGTACTACAGATAGCGTAAGTTTTAGCAGTAGTTTTCAAATTCAATTTGTATCAGGTGGTACTGTAGCAAAAAATAACGTGATAAACACTATGTTGAATACTAGTGGCGTTGTTAGTAATGTTACTGCTACTGATAGTCTTATCGCAAATGCTGCATTAATTAGCAATATTGTTTCTGGCGGAAGTGTTCCTACACCAAGTTTCCCACAACTAACAAATATCAATATCAGCACTACTGGCACAATCGGCGCAGTGAGTGGAAGCGGTCCTTATACCGCTACAATTTCAAACATGACATCAACTGTTGGTTTGTATACCGGTGCTGTAATTAATGTAACTGGTAATGTAAACGATACCGGATCGATCGGTTCTGGTACTGTGACTGTTACTAATGTTATTAACTCTACTAGTGTTAGTGTTTCAGCAACTACTAGTATGACTGCTGGCACCATTACTGGTATTACAACTAGCAACACAGCGTTTACTAGTGCAGCTACTTTAATATTAAACAACTTGTCATTTATACAAGCAGAATTAATTGCCTATATTACTGCCGAATTCCCAAGTGTTCAATATAGTCAATCAACTTGCCGTCGTGACATTGAATATGTTGTTTGGAGCTTAGTATACGATTTACAATACGGTGGTAATAGTCAAAGTGTATATGCTGGCTTAAGATATTTTATCAATACTGCTACATTACAAAGTACATTACAGTCCGGATCTACTAACATATATCCAACAATTTATAATCATTTAACAACATTAATCACTGCTATTGTAGCTAATGTTCCACCAGCTGTATTATATCAACAAACTGTTCCTCAATATATTAACCAAACATATTTGAATGGTGGTTCTGTATTGACCGGCATTGTTGCTAATATTAATGAATTTATCAGTATTATTAGTAGTGTATCACAACCAAGTGTTACTGCTACACCGCCTGATGTTACACAAGTAAGTACTCTATTACAAACAGCAAGATCAAACATTAGATCTTTAAAATCTTCACAAATTGAACCTTTAGCTGTAACATTTATTAATACTTCATTCCCAGTTATTAATAACACTACTATTAACTCGACTATTACTAACTTGTTTGATGTAATATTAGATTTATTAGAATATGGTATTAGTACACGTACAACTCCAACATTTAACAATCCGGCTGGACTGACAGGCGATTACGTCACAGCTAAATCTTTAATTTTAGATAACACTGGATTTATTATTGCCGAAGCAATAGCGTACATGAATAATCAGTTCCCTGGAACTACTGGATTAAACGCTTTAAGCACTAGAGATTTAACTTACTTGCTCGAAGCTTCAATCTATGATATGATTTATCAAAGCAATAGTGCTACTACTGCAGCGGCACTACAATATTTTGCCAACGGTGTTAATCAGATACCAGGTTTAAATACTGCGGTTGAAGCGTGTTATGCCGCTGTCAATCATATTCAAAATATTATTTCAACTGTTGCTCAAAATCAAAAAATTGATCTATCACTAGTATTACAAAATGTTGTAGCACAAACAGTTTATTCTGGTACATCAGTAGGTATAGGGCCAGGCAACGACTTAGCCGCATTGTTTGCTAACATTAAAAATATCATAGCTAACGGAACTGGAGTTGCTCCAACCCTAACAGCTGGAACTTTATTTTATCCTAACTTGACTAGCACTGGCGTTCACGCTCTAGGTGTTAATACAACTTTACAAAGTGTTAGAACACTTATTGTCAACAATACCGCTACTATTAAAAATAACACAATTAACTATCTAGCTAGTACATATACTGGCGGATTTAATTATAACGAATCAACTTGTTTTAGAGATATAGGACTAATGATTGATGCGTTATCAATCGATTTAGTAACTGGCGGAAATTATCAATCAATAAATGCCGGTAAGAGCTATTATAGAAATGCCAGCGCACAAAGCGTGGCTATTGGAACACAAATAAAAGAAACACTAGACGGTATTACATTTGCGTTCGGTGACCCTGCTAATGGAGTTACTGGTTTGATTGATCAAGTATTATCTAATAATACTACATTTAACAGATATCAAACACAATACGTTCAAGTAACATCGGCAAACAATACTAGTGGTCAATATGGCGTGCCAAGTTCCAATTCATTATCTACATTGTGGGGAACAAAAACACAAACTAGTTATGGACTTGTAGGTATAATTTTAAATATTATTAGAACCGGAGTTGGTGCCGCACCTTCCGCAAGTTTTGGAACTGGTATTTGGAGTGTTCAATTCAACAATGGAAATAACGGATTCGTTGACCAAGGCGGAAAAATTACCCCGGGAATACAAAGTAGTATTCACATTATTCCTGGAAAAATTCTAGTAGGTAATGCTTCTGGAGCAACTGGTCAAATTGTAAGTTATACTTCAGGATATGATAACAGTATCTCTAACGATACAATTAC